GGGTGTCCAAAAACCCGCTAACTTTGACGCTATTCAAGAAGCTAAACAAGAAGCTAAAGATGCCGCTGCCCGTAAAAAAATTAGTGACATGGGTTACGCTAAAGGCGGCATGACAGCTTCTAAACGTGCTGATGGTATTGCCGAGCGGGGTAAGACTCGTGGCACTATTGTCATGTGCGGCGGTGGTATGGGCAAAAGGAAATAATCATGATGGCATCCCGTGGTATGGGCGCAATACGTCCCTCTAAAATGCCCGGCGCTAAAACAAAAGCGCGACGGGATGACACTGATTTCACCCAATACAAAGAGGGTGGTAAAGTTAACGCCGCTGGCAATTACACAAAACCCAGTCTGCGCAAGCGGATTGTGTCTCAAGTAAAAGCCGCAGCAACGCAGGGTACTGGCGCGGGTCAGTGGTCGGCACGTAAAGCGCAGCTTGTCGCTAAGAGATACAAGGCGGCTGGCGGGGGCTACCGAGATTGAAAGCGCCGCAAAAATCCCTAAAGGATTGGGGCGACCAGAAATGGAGAACCAAAAGTGGAAAACCGTCTAGTAAAACAGGTGAGCGATACCTTCCAGAAGCTGCGATTAAAAGTCTCAGCCCTGCTGAGTACGCTGCGACGACCAAAGCCAAGCGGGCAGGAAAAGCCGCCGGAAAACAATTTGTAGCCCAACCCAAGACAATCGCAAAGAAAACAGCAGGGTATAGATAATGGCTAAGACCACCGGAACCACAGCCTTTAACCTCGACATGAACGACCTCATTGAAGAGGCGTTTGAGCGTTGCGGCCAAGAACTTCGCACGGGCTATAACTTCCGCACTGCACGTCGATCATTGAACCTGTTGACGATTGAGTGGGCAAACCGTGGTCTGAACTTTTGGACTGTAGAACAGGGCCAGATTCCAATGGTGACGGGTCAGGCTATCTACCCCATGCCAGTAGACACAATCAATCTCCTAGACACCGTTGTGCGCCAAAGTAACGGTACATCTAACCAGATTGATATCAACATTAGCAGTATTTCCGAATCGACCTACATGAGTCTGCCAAACAAATTGGCACAAGGTCGCCCAATCCAATATTGGTTTAACCGCCAGTCTGGTCAAGAAAACCTGTCTACTGTTACTTTGAACGGTACTATATCGTCTACAGCTACCACGATTACAGTGTCAAATGTGGCTAACTTAACGACTGCTGGGTTTATTAAAATTGACAACGAGACAATCAGTTACCCCAACGTAGACCCAGTAAACAATCAGTTAATCAATTGCGCTCGTGGGCAGAACGGCACAACTGCTGCGGCGCATACTACTGGTGCAGGTGTGACTGTGCAGAACCTACCTGCTATTAACGTGTGGCCCACACCTAACGCCCCCGGTGACCAGTACATGTTTGTGTACTACCGTATGCGCCGTATTCAGGATGCTGGCTCTGGTGTGACGGTTCAGGATATCCCCTTCCGCTTCATCCCTTGTATGGTGGCGGGTCTGGCCTATTTGTTGAGCATGAAGCTACCGGATGTAGCACCTGATCGTGTGATGGCGCTTAAAGCTGACTATGAACAGCAGTGGGATTTGGCGGCTGCGGAAGACCGCGATACGTCACCTCTGAGATTTGTGCCAAGGAACTTGTTCTATGCCTAGAAAAGATTTACAGGCACGTAAGGAATACGCAGCTAAATACGCGGCAGAGAACGCGGATAAAATGCGGGCGTACTTTATCGCCTACAGAGAACGAAACAAAGCGGTTATTGCTGCCAAACGAGCAGCCAATGCTGAACAAAATCGTGAGTACGCAAAGACTTATCGCCAAATTGCTAAAGACCGGGTGTACGAAACCAAAAAACGGTATGTTGACAACCACCGTGGGCATATAAATGCTTATGCAGCTTCAAGGCGCGTAAGTAAGTCGCAACAAACACCAAACTGGCTAACTGAATTTGATTTGCTAAAGATGCAGTGTATTTACTCAATTGCTGCAATGTTGACTCGGCATAATGATGAACCGTGGCATGTAGACCATATTATTCCCCTTAGAGGTAAATTTGTTTCAGGGCTGCACGTCCCTGCAAATTTGCAAGTTATTCGCGGGGAAGATAACATGGCCAAGCATAATAGTTTTGAGGTGCAGCATGCCTAATCGGTTTGCATCTGGCAAACATGCCATAGCGGAATGTGACCGCTGTGCTGGGCGCTACATGCTCAAGGAACTTCGCACCCAAACGGTTAAGACTAAGCCATTTAAAATCAAAGTTTGCCACGAGTGCTGGGACCCCGATCATCCACAGTTGCAGTTGGGTATGTACCCAGTTAATGATCCGCAGGCTGTGCGTGAACCGCGCCCTGATGTGAGCTACCAAGTCTCTGGGCAAAACGGTCTACAGCTTTTGTTGACTGACAGCACAACTGAAGATGGGTTTGGTTATCCCGAAGCAGGTAGTCGGGTCTTCCAGTGGGGGTGGTCACCGGTTGGTGGCGCAAGTGGGTTTGATACACTTTTAACGCCAAATAATTTGGTGTTAGCGGTAGAACTTGGTACAGTTACGGTTACAACGACATAAGGAGTCGAACATGGACAAAAAAGATTTGGCGCAAGACAAGAAGATGGTAGCTGGTGCCGTGCATAAGCACGAGAAAAAGCTGCATCCCGGTCAGCCTATGACCAAGTTTGCCAAAGGCGGCAAGACAAATGCTCAGATGAAAGCTCTGGGTCGTGGTTTGGCCAAAGTGGCTAACCAGAAGAAGTCTTCCTTCACATACAAAAAAGGTGGTTGATATGGCTAAATTCAGTCAGAAACAAGGCGGCAAAGAAGTTGGCGATGCCAGCGTCTATGCTGAACCTCATACTGGTTCTATGGCTGGTGTGGACATCAAGAACAGCGGCTACCAAGGTGGCAATCGTTTGACCGCCAATGATGTGAACATGTCTGTTGGCAACATCAGTCGTGACCCATACAAAGAACCAAAGACTTCTGGTATCAAAATTCGCGGTACTGGTGCAGCTACCAAGGGTGTGATGGCTCGGGGGCCAATGGCTTGATATGAACTACACGCAACTGTTCAATAACATTCAGTCGTACACGGAAAATACTTTTCCGGAATTTACCGTTTCTGACGGTTCGACAGAAACGTCTAAAGAACAGATTGACCGGTTTATTGAACAAGCCGAATTACGCATTTACAACACGGTGCAGTTTCCGTTTTTGCGTAAAAACATGACGGGTAATATTCAATCGGGCAACAAGTACCTCAAAGCGCCGGATGACTATCTTGCTACATATTCTTTGGCAGTGATTGATTCATCTGGTAACTACGAGTACTTGTTGAACAAAGACGTAAATTTCATTCGTCAGTCATACCCCAACCCAACAACAGATGTTGGCATTCCAAAATATTACGCGTTGTTTGGCCCTGCATTAGCGGGAACTTCAATTACAACTGAACTGACGTTTATTCTTGGCCCAACACCGGATACCAATTACACGGTAGAACTTCATTTCTACTACTACCCAGAGTCAATTACGACTGCTGGTACGTCATGGCTGGGTGATAACTTTGACACCGTGCTTTTGTATGGTTCACTGGTTGAAGCGTATACCTTCATGAAGGGTGAGCCTGATATGTTGGCGTTGTATGACGGTAAGTACAAAGAGGCTTTGGCGCAAGCTAAACGTCTTGGCGATGGTATGGAGCGTCAGGATGCTTATCGTTCTGGTCAATACAGACAGGCGGTGACCTAATGGCTTTTACTGGAAATTATTCCTGCAACACGTTGCGGACTGGTTTGATTAACGGTACGTTGAATTTTTCAACTGATACATTCCGTTTGGCGTTGTACACCAACTCCGCCACTTTGAACCAGCTTACTGCGGCTTACACATCTGACGGTGAAACATCTGGTGGTAACTACGCACCGGGTGGGCAGGTAGTTACGGCAACAGTGAATACTGCGCTTGGTGCAAGCAGCAGCACCATTTACGTTAACTTCTCCAGCCCAGTGTGGACTGGTGCAATCACGGCTCGTGGTGCGTTAATTTATGACGTGACTACTGGCGCGGCTGTATGTGTTTTGGACTTTGGAAACACCGTAACGTCCACCAGTACTTTCACCGTAACTATGCCCGCTAACACCAGCACGGCTGCACTCATTAGACTTGTATAAGGAGAAAACATGGCATTGGTCACAACCACCAAAGGCGAAATGGACGAATCTCTTCTTGAGAAAAAAGAAGGTTCCGTTGATAATGATAACGAATCAACCACGTGGGTGGAGTATTGGTTAGATGGGGAACTTGTGCACCGTTCGGCGCATGTAGCCCTTAAGAAAAACGTAAGTTCTGCGGTAGAAGCCGCATCTTTTAATTAAGGAGCCAATCATGGCAAATACCCAAGCAATGACAACGAGCTTTATGGGCGAGTTAATGACTGCAACACACAACTTTGGCACTGCCCCAGTTCGTGCAACCGGCGCAACGGATGCTTTTAAAGCAGCATTGTATTTAACAACCGCAACGGTTAATGCTTCTACAACTGCATACTCTTCTTCCAACGAAGTTTCTGGTTCGGGCTACGTAGCGGGTGGCGTTGCGGTCACATTTGCAACACCTCCTACGGCTACCAATAGTTCTGCAACTGCGGGTGTTGCATTTGTCACGCCTTCGGCCAGTATTACGTACACTACAGTAACGTTGGCTACAGCGTTTGACGCCGTGTTGATCTACAACTCAACACAAAGTAATAAAGCAGTGAGTGTGCATACCTTTGGCTCACAGACTGTGACTGCTGGTACGTTTACGCTCACTATGCCTGCGAACACAACAACCACTGCGCTGATCCGCTTGGCTACAACCTAATCTACTCGGAGGTAGCGCATGACTACCGCATGGGGCGAAGGTACATGGGGCGAATATTCTTGGGGTGGCTCTCAGTCTGAGATAGCCGGGAATAGCGCCGCCGGTGCCGTAGGCACGGTAGCTGCCTCCGTTGAGTATCCTGTACCAATTACAGGGGTAAACGCCTCTGGTGCAGTGGGGTCGGTAAGCATGGGTGAGCGCACAGTGGCGCTTACGGGTGTGTCTGCTTCGGGTGCAGTAGGGGATGTTACAGAGACAAGCAGTCCTACAGAGGATGGCGTCGTTGCTCAAGGGCAGGTTGGCTTAGTTGCTTCTGAACGTACAGTGGCGCTAACTGGTGTAGCCGCATCAGGTGATGTTGGCAACGTAGATTTCTCCTACGTTGCGTTCTTGTCAGGTGTAGAGGCTCTAGGTAATGTAGGTAATATGCTTGCTGCGCCTATTGCCACAAGTGTAAGTGCTGGTGGTCAGGCAGGTACGGTAGATTCTGTTCGCACAGTAGCACTTACTGGTGTTAATGCGGTGGGTGCGGTGGGAGTTATTCTTCCCGTGGTTAGCCCAGCAGAAGACAGTGTAATAGCGTTTGGTCAGGTAGGCTCAATCGCGTCTACAAATAGGACTGTGGCGTTAGGTGGCGTATCTGCACAAGGGCGGGTAGGAACACTAAACTATTTTTATTGGTCAGTAATTGATGACAACCAAACACCAAACTGGCAAAATGTGGAAATGACTGTGTAAAGGATGATGATATGGCAGTAACAAATTTTTCGCCCTTGCTTGGTTTGGCGTTGCCAACTACAGGGGATTTATCGGGTACATGGGGCACTACAGTTAATGACTCTATTACGGGTTTAATTGATTCTGCTGTTGCGGGTACTACTACTCTTAGTGCTGATGCTGATGTAACGCTTTCCACTACAAACGGCGCGGCCAATCAAGCACGCAATTCGGTTATTTTGTGGACAGCCAGCAACGGCGCAACCACTCGCAACATCACAGCCCCTGCGCAATCTAAAGCCTATGTAGTTATAAATGCGGGTACTGGTTCTATCGTAATTCGAGGTTCTGGCCCTACAACAGGCGTTACGGTAGCTTCTGGATTTAAAGCATTAGTGGCTTGGAATGGTTCTGATTTTGTAAAAGTTGCATCGAGTTTAGTTAGTTTAACTTCCGATGTAACGGGTACGTTGCCTATTGCCAACGGCGGCACAGGCACCACCTCTACAACGTTTGTAAATTTAGCAACCAATGTCACTGGTAATCTTCCAGTAGGTAATTTAGGTTCTGGTACTTCTGCAAGCGGAACAACTTTTTGGCGCGGTGACGGAACTTGGGCTACCCCATCGGGTACTGCCACAGGTACTGTAACAACCGTTGGTTGGACAGGCGGCATTGTTACTGTTGCAAACCCAACTACCACCCCTGCGTTTACTATTGCGGGTACTTCTGGTGGCATTCCATATTTTAATAGTGGGACTACTTGGGCAACATCTACTGCGTTAGCAGCAAATAATTTTGTGGTTGGTGGTGGGGCAGGTGCTGCTCCTGCTAGTAGCAGTTTATTGGCGCTTGCAGCGGCTGTAACTTCTGGCACTTATGTGCAAGCAGTTGGCTATGCTGATACTGTTGTAGCGTTGGGAAGTTCTGGAGCTACTAAAAATATTGATGTTGTAAGTGGCGGTGTGGTTACTTGCACTCTTTCGCAAAGCTGCACCTTTACATTGCGGTATCCAGTTGCTACAGGAGCATCTTCGTTTATACTGATATTGACTAATGGCGGCGCGGGTTACACAGTTGCTTTTTCTGGTGGTACGTTTAAGTATCCCGGTGGATCAGTCACTCGCACAACTGCAAGCGGTGCTATTGATATTTGGTTTTTCTTTACCCCAAACGGCGGGACAACGTATTACGCGTCTATCCCAATGGCCAATCTTTCTTAACTAGGAGTTTATTATGGCTTTAACAGCAGAACAGCAAGCACAAATTGATGCACAAAACGCTTTGCAAGTAGAACTTGAGAATTTACGTCATACACGTGCGTTAGAATTAGAAACTAAACGCCAACAAGTTGAAAGCCAACGCTCAAAAATAGAAATTGTACGTTTGGCTCAACAAACTTTAATTGCTAACAGCAATAACCAACCCGTGTCTGATCGCCAAATTTCTGCGGCAGATATTACAGCTTTTGCAGATACGCTGGTCAATTACGTTAACGCTTGATGCAAGGCTTTGCCTACTTTCCAAGTATCGTCTATCGGGACGAGAAATTAGAATGGGTAGACCACTTACTCAAAGTTACCAAAAAACACTATGAGTGGATGGAACAAAATAGGCCAGACGATCAAAAGTCATGGCCTGTGCTGCAAACCGCGCATATGGCGGGTGATCCTGAATTAAAATTTTTAGTTGATTATTTGGTTGAGTCAGCTATAAACATTTTAAAAAATCAAGGGTACGCAGTGGATAGATACGATTTGTATTTATCTGGTTTGTGGGGCCAAGACATACAGTGCCATGGCGCAACTAATATGCACGTCCACAAAAACAGCCAAATATCAGGGTGGATTTTCTTAGAAACGCCAGAAGGCGGCTCTTACCCCATATACCAAGATACGCGTATAAATAAAGCAATGATTGAGTTGGACTTTGATCAAGGGCCAGATGTAACAAACGCCACCAACTCTATTCATTTTAATAATGTTGTACCCGGTTCAGTGTTACTTGCTAATTCATGGATGCCGCATCAAATGACTACTAGCAGCGCAAATCAAAAAACCAAAACCATACATTTCATCGTATCGCATAAAGACAAGGATCAACAGTGCTGCACGTCTTAACCCCCCATGCGCAAAAAATAGAACCGTTTGTTTGGTGGGAGGGTGCGTTTACTGAACAAGAGTTAAATTTTTTGCAGAACAAAGCAAAACGTGCGGAACAAAATGCACAAGTTGGTGGCAGTGGTGGTGGTGAGGTTAATCAAAATATACGTCGATCACAAGTCTCTTGGCTTACCAAAGATCAAGAGACAGCGTTTGTTTTTGAAAAACTTGGGGATGTAGCGTCTAAACTTAATTCGCAATACTTTAGGTTTGACTTAACAGGGTTTGGTGAGGCGTTGCAGTTAACCAATTACGATCAATCAGAACATGGGATGTATGGATGGCATCAAGATTATGGGGGCTTAATCAGCCGCAAACTTTCACTTGTACTCCAGCTAACAGACCCCAGCCAGTACGAGGGCGGCAACTTACAGGTAATGACCAGCGGGGAGCCCCAAAACGTGCGGAAGCAGCGCGGCCTTATAGCAGTTTTTCCTTCGTATGTACTGCACCAAGTTACCCCTGTAACAAACGGTAATCGTCAATCTTTAGTGGCATGGGTTTCTGGCCCCGCATTCAAATGAACATTACACACAAAGATTTTATTGCTCAGTATACTGATGTGTACCCAGAAGGGTATTGCCAACATTTAATTGCTGAGTTTGAACGCCTTGCAAACAATGGCGCTGGGGTAAACCGTAAAAAATCTGAAGACGCAGACGCACACATAAAAAATGACTATCAGTTAGGTTTAAATATAAAAGCGCATGCAACTGTAAATTTTAAAGGGTGTGATATTGTTGATATGTATTTTGATGGCCTACAAAAATGCTACGAAGAATACACTGATAAATACTCAGTGTTAAAAAATGGCAAAATTCGCGCTTCGCATATGAAAATGCAGCGCACTTCTCCGGGTGGTGGGTATCACGTATGGCACGGTGAGCAGGGGAACAACAGGTCGGCAGAGCGGGTACTTGTCTACATGCTTTATTTAAATACAATGAAACCAGAAGAAGCAGGGGAAACTGAGTTTTTGTATCAGCAAACACGTTTGCGCCCACAAGAAAATACAATGATCTTATGGCCCGCTGCTTATACACACGCACATCGTGGTAATACTGTTTTTGGTGATAACTGCAAATACATTGTGACAGGGTGGTTTTACTATGACTGACTTTCAAACTAATGGTTGTGTTTTAGTAAAAGGTTTTCTTGACCCTCAAGCAACCAACACTGTTTCTCGATATATGGAGTATTCTTTAAAACAAAAAGCATTCTCTACTGTTGATGTTATAAGCGCATACAGTAAATATGCGGATCCTTTAATCGAAACCGTTTTATACAACTCTAAAGAAGCACTTGAAGAAGTTACAGGGTTTTTATTACACCCAACCTATTCGTACTCCCGTGTGTATGTTAAAGGCGATGAGTTAAAGTCACATGTTGATCGCCCATCTTGCGAAGTTACTGTTACCGCACACATAGCTACACAAGGAGCCTCTTGGCCAATTTGGATGCAAGTGCCCGGTAAAGAGCCAGTAAGTTTTATACTTGAGCCGGGAGATGCTGTTGTGTACAAAGGCTGTGAAGTTAAACACTGGCGTGAAAAAGCAGTTGACACAGAATTAAATGTGCAAATAATGTTGCACTATGTGAATCAAAACGGGCCTAATGCCGCGTTTAAATGGGATAAGCGTCCGGGACTTGGGCTGCCGGGTTCTACAAGGAGTATGTAATGGCTATTGGATCATCAAAAATTGGAGTGCTGGGTGGCAAAGCAATAGTTCCCGGCGGCTGTGTAACATTTAATTCCCCCGGTACATTTCCTGTACCTGTAGGAATAAACATCGTAAATCTTTCAGGTCGAGGTGGTGCAGGCAATCCGGGGGGTAATGGTAATCCGGGCAATATTGGCCCCCCCGCAGCAACTGCTGGAGGTGGTGGCGGTGGAGGTGGTGGCGCATCAAAACAAATATGTATTTGTAACAATACCGTCTATCAATCAGTTCCCGGCGCTCCGGGTGGAAATTCGCCGGGCGGTGGCCCGGGGGGATCTGGCCCCAGTAGTCCGTATGGTGCTTTTCTTATATATGCCAATCCCGGAGGCAGTTCATGTCCCGGAGGTGCAGGCAACCCGGGAACTCTTGGGCCCCCGGGTACAAACGGAAATATATCTTCTGCACTAGGGTATAACTTTGCCGCAGGAAATGCTGGTAACCCGGGCACTGCTGGCAATGCTGGATTTGCGCAAACGGGGGGAACAGGCGGTGGAGGTGGTACTTCAGCAGCACAATACGCTGGTGGGTGTTATGTTTACAATGTTGGTGGTGGAGGAACTGCGGGTAGTGTTGGCGGTGGTAGAGGTGGTGATGGGACTTTTTGTAGCTGCTATCGTCTGTGGGGCGGTAATGGTGGTGGTGGCGCTGGTTTAACCAATAGCGGTGATAATGGTTACCCTGCAACAAATACACCCGGCCCCTATATTCCTCAAGGCGGAACTCCGGGCGGCGGTGCGGGGGGTAAGATAGCTTTTGGCGCCCCTTCTCCGGCCCCCCAGCGTGGCGGACAGCCAGCAACTGCCACTGGAGCTGGTGGTGGTGGTGGTTCGGGATCATCACCCTGTAATAATTGCGGTAAATATGGTGGCGGTGGTGGCGGCGGTGGTC